CTTTGCAGACTTTGCAGACTTTGCAGACTTTGCAGACTTTGCAGACTTTGCAGACTTTCTAAAAGTTCCTGCAGTCCGTATATCTCATCGAACGGAACGGGCAGAACCAAGAACCCCTGTAACTTCTCGTACACCTCGCGCGTAGGAAACTCCCACTGCGAGCGTCCGAAGTAGTGCCCCGCCATGCCGTTTGTGCCGAGGTGCTTGTCAACGTCGCACGGCCGCTTGCCCGATTTCCGCAAGCCGTCAAGCAGATAATCCCGTAATTCCTCGCTGTTGCGCTCTATGCGCTCCGCAAGATGTTTCTGCATCTCCAATGCGTCAAGCGTAGAGTTAAGCACGTTCTTGCAGTACCAGATAATATACTGCCTCTTGTACTTTTCTTCGTTCCGCCTGATGTCCTCGCGCGTTCCCGCCGTATCAATCCCGTAATCCCTGAATATCGACGTATCGCCGTACATATACGCGTAGTGCAGTGCCTTTTTCCACGGCTCGACCTCTTTCGAGTAAAGATAATTGTCGCCGTTGTTCCCGAAGCTCCAGCAATAGCGCACGTATGGGTCGGATTCTTTCAGCCTGTCGAAGTCCGCGCGGCTTATCCAGCGCGTCTCATTCCTGTAGCCGCCCTGTATCGCCTTGCAGAACATAAGATGCGCGTCGCCGATGTCGTTCACCGTGTAGCTTTCGAACTCGTTGCGCAGAAGCGCGTAATGCGTCACGGCACAGCCGCCCGCGAACAGGTCGTAGAAGTGTTTCTTTTTTGGAAACTGTTCATAAACCCACGCGGCTATCGCGTTCTTGCTTCCCTTGTATGGCGTTCCGTATCTCATGCGCTTATAGTCATTTTTTGCGCGGTTTTATGCGCCCGCCTTGCGCCAGATGTGCTCCGTGGCGTAGCGCGTCAACGCGAGGTAGTGGTCTGGTTGTCCTTCGGGGTATCCTTCCAGAATCTCGCCCGTGCGCCTGTCTATCTCGTGCTCGTACAGCGTGAACTCGTCCGCCGCGCGCGGTGCCCTCACGGGGTCTATCACGATAGCCGCCAAGCCTTGCAGCCATTTAAACCCCGCGTCCCTGCTGCCTTTGCCCTTGATAGCTCCGCGCGTGTTCCCGCCCCACTTGTGAAAATCCGCCACGCTCTTAGGCTCCGCGCTGTCGGCTGTCTGTCTGTCGTCAAATATGCTTAGTCCGTGCGCTTCCATGTGCTTTTCTGTCGCCTTGAACGCTTCGTAGTTGCCGTGCTTCCACAAGTACAATTCATCCCAGATGTAGAGCGTCTGCGTCCGCTCATCGTAGTGCATAGAGCCGTAAGCGTATGGGTCGGGGTAGTATCCCCAGTCTATGCCCTGTAGCGTGTCGTTCCATGCCGATATCGTGTCGTCCTCTATCGCTTCAAGCTTAACGTTCTCGAAAATATTGCGCCCCGTACCCGTGGCAACGCCCAGATATATATTCTGGTATGCCCTGTAGTTCGCCTTTTTCGTCTGCTCTATGTCGTGCAGAATCGCATCGCCAAGCCACTCCGCCGGAATGTCAAGGTAAGTCGTATGCACGACCATGCGGCGCGGGTCGTCCTGTCTCGCTTCCGCGTTGCACCAGTGCCGTACCGCGCTCGGCGGGTTGTAGCTCTCGAAGATGTAGAAGCGGTCGCCGCCTCTTAACGCTGATATTTTAAGATTCTGGAGGTCGGCGGGGTTTAGCTCGCTCTTTTCTTCTACCCAGAGAATACCGATATAGCCGCCGCTTATTTTCATGGATTTTGATTTTTCGGGGTCGTCCAATCCCACAAACAAGATGCTCTGCTCGCGTCCGTCTTTGCGCCTGTAGACTATCGGCAACGCCGCCATTTTGCTCTGGGGGATAACGAAGCCCGCGCCGTGCCCTGATGCTATGGGAAGATGAAGCTTCTTGATTGCCCACTTTATCTGCTCGAACACGGAATAGCGCAAGGTCTTCGCGTAGCGGCGCACGATAACCGCGTTAAGGAACGGGAACGACACTATAAGCAGAACGATGATAATGCTTATGAACGAGGACTTGCACGAAGCGCGTCCGCCCGGGAACGTCCACCGCTCGTGCTCGTGTTCCTCGCTCATTATGTCGCGGAATACCCTGTTATAGACTGGCGCGAACAAACTGCCGCTGTCGATGTTCATTCGCCGTTATCCTCGACCGGCTCCGGCTCGCCGCCCGTAAGGTTTATGTTGATCACGGGGTCGGCGTTCGTGTCCGTCTGTAGCTGTATATTCTTGTCGTCGCGCCAGTTCTTCGGGTCGGTGTTCCGCAGAACGAACTGCACCATACTGGAGTTCGGTTCCGTCTCTTTCGTCCGCTCCACCGTGTAGAGCAGATTGCCGTCCTTGTCCTTGCGCGTCTCTATCTCCGTAATTTTCCGCTTCTTTAGCAGTTCCCGCGCGGCTTTCACGGCGTTCCTGTTAAGCGTGGCTTTTTTCTTGTTGTCAAGCTCAATCGCCGCTTGTCTTACTGTCCGCACCGTCTCGCCCAGCTCCGTATTTGCAAGCCAATAGTTGATAGTCCGCTTAGATACTCCCGTTATTTCCGCGATTTCGGTGTTCGGAATTCCTCTGCTCGCCAGTGTGATGATAATTTTCTGCATGTCCGGTGTGTCTTTTCTCGGTTGTGCCATGTGTTTCTCTCTATGCAACTATTGTGCAAAATATGCCTTTATAGTCATTTTTCCGCGCTGTTTTCGGCGTTTTCGCGTTTTTCCGCCTTTTTCAGTTCTGCATTTTCTAACTGTCGTAAACTCGCCAGCCTCCTGCCTAGTTTTTCGCTAAATGTTTTATTTGTCATATACTCGTCGTATTTTTCGTCGCTTTTTGCTTTCGATATACAATTTACGCACGCACAAAATATACGGTACTCGCCGTTTTTCTCTACACGTATAAGGTGCATATTTTCAACCGTATCCTCGTATGATTTCTCGCAGTATTCGCATACAGTAAAATCGGGTGCAATTATAAACTCGTCTGGTACTGGCATTTATCCCTCGTCCCTGAAAAATAATGCGACTTTCTGCAAAGTTTCTCTGCACAAATCCGCCATTGATGCTGGAATACAATCATATAATTCAAGTAGCAATTCTTTTGCTTTGGTGAGTTGTTCACTTGAAAACTTTACATATCCATTTTTTGCAAGGACTTTTAGACAATTCTCTGGTTTTAACTTTTCTTTCAGTTCGGCATTTTCTTCTTGCAATTCCTTAATGTGCTGTATCTTTTGTGCAAGGCATTTATCTTCATACTCTTTCTGACAGAGCAAACCGCCCTTGTTTTCTGGGCAGTTTTTACAAGAAAGTAAAACACTGATTTTTTCTTCAAGTTCAGCTAAGTTCTTACAGATGATTTCAAAGCCCTGTTGTAAAATCGGGTCTTTAAGTGCCATACTTATTCTGTTTTTCATTTCGTCTTTAGTCATTCAACCACCTCTCTATCTCTCCGTCTGGGATTCCGTTCTTGTACTTCTCCCTGATTTCCGCAAGCCTTTCTGGGGAGTTGTCGTATTTCTTACCGCTGTTCCGTAGCGGACTTGCGTAGTAACAACCTTTACGTAGTTCTTTACGGCAATTTTCACAATACAGCCCGATTCGACCTTTTCCCTGCTTCGGATAAAAAGCCGCCCCGCAAACTTCGCACTTCATTCCTCGCCCTTAAAACACTGCGGGGTAGGGTCTGGCCACCAGTTTATATCGTCGCACCGCGGGTCGCGCTCGAAGCGTTTTGTGGGTTTCTGCTCCGGCTTCACGGCTTCCGGCTGTTTCGTTCCGGCCTTTATCTCCGCCGCTATCTTTTCCGCATCCTCTCTTGCGAATACGGCGGTTCTTTTTCCGTCAAGAATAACGCGCTCGCTCTTGATGCCTAGTCTGTCGGCTATGTTCTTGATTGTCGGTCGTGTTACTCCGCATTTCCGCGCCAGTTCCCGCTTCGTCAATCCGTCCGGTTTCTCCGTCTTGAAGTGCTCCGCAATTTTCGCCACGGTTTCCGCCGTGTAGAGCTTCACGCGCTTGTCGTGTCCGTCCGGCACATCCTCGACCGGAAATAAATTGTCCGCGTGTTTACGCATATATATGTACTGGTTGAACGTGGTTCTTTTTATGCCGATAAGCTCCGCCGCCTCTTGTGTCGTATAGAGCCTTCCGCCCTGTTTCGGGGCTGTCGGCTCCGGCTCGCTCGGCTTAATTCTTGCTTGATTCTTCTTGATACAGTCTTCCAGCACGGTTTCTATCTGTACGCCGTTGCTGCCGCAAATTGTGAGTACGCACATAACAACGTCCGCAAGCTCCGACGCGAACGAGTCCAGCGACGCTTTAGCGTAAGCTTCCGCCGCCTCTATGACTTCGCCCGCGCAATGCTTCAACGTCTTCATAACGTCCGTTCCTTGTCCGCGTCTCTCCGCGATTTCGGCGGACTGTACCGCCATTCCGTTTAAATCTATCAAGTTCCACCCCCCCTATATCTCAATTATCTCAAACTTATAGTTTTTCCATTTCGTGCCGTTCTTAAGGCACTCTGCGAGCCGTTTTCTCCGCAATCCCTTGAAAACCGGATTCAAGAGCATAATGCCCGCGCTCTCGTATGTCGTCTTCGTGTCGGTCTTCAAGTCCGTTACTATGAACTCTATCCGCTTCGTGCCGTCCACGCGTTCCGGCATTACGTCCGTGAACACAAGCATCTTGTCGCACTTCCGCGCGTAATTAAGTTCCTTGTTAATCCTCGGATAGAGATAACCCAGAACGCTGTCCTTAATCACGAAGTCAGCCCGCTTGATGTACTGCTCTATGATGTATGTGGCAGCGTCGTGCGCTTTTTGCTGGCGGATGTCCGCACCCGCTCCGCTCTTGCCGAGCCGTTTGTTAACCGCCTTGTATGCGAGTGTATACAGAATGCTGTACATGTCCGCAAGCTTCGAGCCATCGCCCGCTTTATACTCCGCCTGTAGCTGCATGTACCGCTGCGTGTCCGTCATACCGCGCCCCGTAATTCACGGCGGTAACTGTCGCCGATAAGCTCGTACAGCTCGGCGGATTCCACGAGCCTGTCGGCTACCGCTACGCCGATATACTGCAAGAATTCCGCTTTCTTGAAGTTGCTTACAAGTACGGTAGGTTTTCGCGCGTTGTACCTGGCATTAAGCACCTGATAAAGCATATACTTCTCGTCCGTAGCAGATATCCCGCGCCCGATCTCGTCTATAATAAGCACCTCGCATCTGGCGTACTTCCGCAATATTTCTGCTTCTGTCTCGTCCGCGCTGAACGACTTCGCCCTGCGTATCTCCTCGACGATTTCCGCCGCCGTCCGGTATTTTCCGCCCGTCTCGCGGATAACCGCGCAGGCTAAATGCGTCTTTCCCGTGCCCGCCGTCCCGATAAGAACGAGCGTCTTGAACAATCCGCGCTTTACGTCCTGTATATATTCCGCCGCCGCTGTACGCGCAGTTCTCTGCAAGTCGTTGGCTACTGTGTACGTGTCTATACTCTCGCGCTGATACCGCTCCGGCGCGCCGCTCTTCCGGTACGCCTCTAGCTTCATCTGCGCCGCGTGCTCTTTTTCTTCTTTCTCCATTTCAGCCGCCCGCGCCTCACGCTCTTCTGGCGACATGTTGTTAAGCTGCGAGAATATCCGCGCTATTACTTCGTCGTTCATAACTCCACCCTAAAAAATCCCCTCGTAATTGCCCGTGTCCGTCTCTTGTGTCCACATTCCGCCGCCCTCTTTCTTGTCCCGCGCCGCCCAGCCCTGCACCGCCGCCTGCCATGACTTCATGGCGTTTTTTCCGACGCGCCAGCCATTACTCTCGTAGTAGCTCACGAACCGCGCCGCATCTATCGCGTACCCCTTCGCTTTGCAGTAAGAGCGCACATCGTCAACCGTTGGCGGCTTGAACCGCTTCGGCGGTTCTTTCGGCGGCTCCGGCGGTTTCTTCGCCGTTTCTTTTTTCCGTGCGTTCTGCGCGTTAATCTCGCTCCGGTTTCTCTGCTGGTCGATAAGCTCCCGGCACAGCGTCCACGCCATGTCCTCTAGCTCGTTCATCTCTTCCGGTTCCGTGCCGTAAAGCCCGTACGCGATAAGCTTCTTGCGGAACGCCTCGCGCTCTTCCGCCGTCTTGAACTTCGCTATTATCGTCTCGAAAGTCTCGTAGTACGAAAAATAAGCCCGTCTCATAACGTGCCCCCGAATCACGCCGATTCGCGCCTGTAGATTTCCGCGCACAGCCTGATGCACGCGCCCGTGTCGTGCGATATGTCAAGCGCACCGTTGCACTTAAGACTACACGCATAGCCGATGTTAAGCGGGTGGTCTATAACAAAATCCCCGTATTTCGCGCGGTTCGCCTTAGTGTTCCCGATACGGTGCGCCCCCTGCGGCTGTCCGTCCGTCAACGGTCGCCCGCAAGCCTCGCAGATTCCGCCAGATGTCGCCAACGCATAACGGCGCTGCTGTTTTGCACTTTCTATCATGGTCTCCCACCTTTGCGGGGCGTACAGCCCCGCAGATTTTATGATTTTTGGATTATGAAGCGGGGACGGACACATGCGGCCACAATGCTCGCGCCGCTGTAGTAGGCAATACCACGGTAGCTGGCATAGCAGAAACGAGCCGCAGAAGCATCTTCGTCGTAAGGTGTCGATAGCCAACACCAGCGACTACAGTCTTCGTCAAAATCGAATGCTATGCGGTTGCGTCCAACCTTGAAATATTCAAGCACGTCGTCGCCGAACATCTCGTATCTGCTGATAAGTCCGCATTCCTCGGCGGGAATTCCTGCGTCATTCATTGCCCGTAAAAAAACGCTGTTCAGATATTGTCCGAGCTGTGTCTGTTCGTATTCCGTCTCATCATTCAAATCCATTGCACTCTCGAATAGGCAGTGGTCGAAAACCAGAACCAAGTCGCCGTTTCTTTTTTTGTCCACGACTACCGCGTAGTCCGACGGGATGTTCATCTCTTCGAACTTCATGACGTTTTCGCCGTCCATTTTTGCCGCCGGAACGGTGAACGCCGGAAGCTTCACAAGGTCGCCTATTTTCATCTCGTCAAAATGCTTGATAAGCCCCTTAAGTAAATACGTCACTTGTGAGCACTCTCCTGTCTCGTCAAGATACTCCGTATTTTCCGCCGCTTTTACCGGCTTAATCTGCTCGCGTTCTTCCGCCGCTTGTGCTGTCTTAACCTCTATTCCGGCATCCGTGATAATCTCGATGCCGCCGTTCTCGATTCGTATTGTCATGATTTACTCCTGTAGAATTATTCCCAAGTCCGCCGCAAGAACGTGCGCCGCCTCTATCAGCTTCGCGCACTCGTCCGTGCTGCTCTCGCTCTCGCCCTTCGGGTGTATGTGCCCGTTGACTATCTCATACGGATAGCCCATGTTCTCGACCGCGATTCGCTTGATTTCGCCCTTAACGGCGGGGTAGCTGCTCCCCGTGCAGTTGCATATCTGCATGATGTGCCCGTTAAGGTGGTGGTTCTGGCTTTTCGCGCCCGTTGTTCTCGGTTTCTTCGGCGGCTCAATGGTCAGCAGAACGAAGTCGCCGTACTTGTCGCGACACTTACGAAGCTCGCGCCTGATGTTCTCGCTCGCCCCCGTGTCTCTCGGCGGTATGAAGCACAACCGCCCGCGCATGTCCTCGCGCTTCAAAACATACTGCACCATTCAGCCGCCCCCCCTGTTAGTACGGAATGTCCTCTTTGAACTCCGCCGCCAGCTCCGGCGCGTCCGCCCGCCTGTTGCGAAGAGCGTTCTCGATGTGCTCGATAAGCTCCGCCGCCGTGAATTTCTCCGCCCTGTATGCCAGATACTGCTGAATCTCCTGTTTAGTGAATATCTGCTGGCCGTTCGCATATTTAGCGTTGCACAGCTCATTCAGCCGCGCCCGTTCTTCCTGTGTCGTCTCGCCGCCCTTCATCTGTTTCGGCGGATCATACGTCTGTTTCGGCGGGGTAGGTGGTTTCGGGTCTGTCGGTTGTGCTGGCGGCGTGTCTCTGTACTTCGAGCCGTCCCACAATCCCGCGTAGATGTCCGCAGCTACGCCCAGCATCTTCAACGCCGTGCTGAACGCGTCCGTAACCGCCATTTTGTAGCCCTCGTCATTCGAGACTGCCGCGCCCTTTTCGAGCTGAACCAGCTTCGAACCGCCAATTCCTACAATAGGCTCGCTCCAGTTGTCGCCGTCTTTGACGAATACGGCAACCTGTGCGAACGCCAGAATCTCCGCGCCCGCGCCCTGTACCGTCCAGAGTTTCTGCACTTCGTACTTCCAGCCGATACCGACAAGCCCGAATTTCTCTGTCATGGCTTTGTACCGCCACTGCGGATTGATATCCGTCTTGCCCTTAAGCTTTCCCGCCTCTATCTGGCGCAACGCGCTCTCCGGCGGGCGAGCCAGTGACTCATAAATGGTCAGTGCTTGATTCTTGTCCATGCTCACCCCCTAAAATTAAAACGTTATATCTGCGGGGTAGTCGCTTCCCGCTGTCTGTTGCGCCTGCGGTGCGTCCGTGCCGCCCAAAAGCTGGATATTCTCGGCCTTAATTTTGATTCTGTTCTGGTTCTTGCCGTCTTTCTGCCAGCGGTCTTGATGCAGTCTGCCGGCTACGGCAACCTGTTTGCCTTTGGTGAGATAGTCTTTTAAGGACTCTCCCTGTTTGCCCCAGAGCACAACGTCGAAAAAATTAACGTACTCATTCCAGTTGCCCGCCGCGTCTTTCTGGCTCTCGTTCACTGCGATACTGAAATTAGCGCACGGCGTTCCGCCCGCTGTGTATGATATGACGGCGTTAGCTGTGAGCCGCCCGATTACTATCACTGAATTTAAGTTTGTCATTTTTTCCCTCGCTCTAGTTTATCCAGTTCGTCGTATACGATGCTGCTGTACTGGTGGCAGTCCTTAAGAACTGCGATAACTTTGTTGCTTTCATCGACGTTAATCTGCTCTAACGCTGCGATACACACGTCAATACAATCTGTCATGTGGTACAAAGCCTCTTTACCGCTCATGCCGCCCCCTGGATTATCTCTTTCGCTTCCGTTACGTAGTTCATAGCGGCTATCAGCACATCGCCGATACAAGCCGTCTCTTCCTCTCTGTTTCCCCTTACTGCATGTAAACACGTGTCCAGAAAGTTGTATGCCTTGTCCAGTTTCAAAACTGCATCATTCATTTCGTGCCCCCGTTTCTGTAGAAGTTGCAAAACATCTTGCAGTTGCAGTAGTCCGCGCACTTCCTGCTTATTGCGGGGCGGTGCTCGACGTAGTAGCTGTTCCCAAGCTCGCCCGCCATTGCGTCCGCGTCTGCGCTGTTGTCGAACACGCGCACGGCGGACTTCCGCCCGTTCTTCATTACCGCCCATTTCTCTTCGTCCGCCCAGCGTTCGGCGGCGGAACACGGCGCAATTTCGTCATCCGCGAGCGTGTACGCCGTCTCTATCTCGTGCACCTTGTTCGCGATGCGCTCCGCCGTCTCCGCGAGCAGCTCCGGCGTTACATCGAACTCGTAAACGAATACGGGCGACTGCGGATAATCCGCGTCCGTCTTCGCCTTAGTCTTGCTGTGGTCTTTCAAGAGCGCAACAAAGCGGCATTTCTTGACTTCCAGCCCGTTCCGCGTCAAGAGCCACGCGTATGTAAGCCCTTGGTTCCGCCAGTCCTCGAAGTCCGCAAACTGGACTTTCCATACGCTTGCCGTCTTCCAGTCGGCTATGATGCCGCGCTCCATGTCGTAGCTGTCCACTTTGCCCGTCACGTATGACTGCCCCACGGCAACGCGGAAACTTTCTTCGTGAAAGTTGTCGTCCTTCTCGCTTTCCAGAAGCGCGTGAACCGCCGTGCCCCATACTGCCCATACGCTGTCCGCCGCGTCCACCTCGATTTCATCCCAGTGGCGGTCGGTCAATACGATTTCTTTCGCGCCCTTGTTCAATGTAGTGGCGGAAAAACATCCCGGCTCGTTGTGTTTCTTCACTGTCACGGCGTTTACGAACGCCATTGGCAGATGCAGTTTATTCGTTACTTTCATTGCTCGCTCCTTGCTCTTGCAAGTGCTTCTCTTTCAGATATGCTTCGAGTTTCGCCCTCTCGACTTCCGCCTCTTCTCTCCGTTCAGCCGGTTTAACAACAACGCTGTATGTTCCGTCATTGTTGGCGTAGACTGATACAACCTCAAAAAATTCTGGTTCTGTTGAATGCCCGCGCAAGCGGTCACAAATCTTATAAATTACGTCTCTCATAAGCTCCACCTTTGATTAAGTTTTTTCCGCTCCGGCGTTGCGCACCGCCTTGACGGAACGGCTTCCGGGCTTCGGCTTCCGCCGTCCGAATTAAGCCCGTCCGCCTATGACACGCGCGGGGTTTGAACCCGCCTATAAGCACCCTCTGTGCGCGTACCCTATATGCAATCTTTTTCCTGCAACAACATAAACGCCTCTGCGCCGCTCGTTACTACGAACGCTACACCCCCCTTGGCGTTTATGTCCGTTATCCTCGCCGCCTGTGCCGGTGAGAGCCGTCCCCCTACGGGTCTTTTGCACTCGATTCCGACATGCCGCCCGTGCTTGTCGTAACCCTCAAAGTCTAGCGTCCCCGCTTCCGCCGTCTGGATGTAGCGTTTATTCCGTCCGCTCCCTATTGCGAAGCATCCGGTGTTGATGCGCTGGACTTTCAGCCCCGTTCCGGCGATAACCTTCTTAACGTCCTGTAAAACTTTCGCCTCGGTCACGCCTTTAAGCATCTCGCGCTCGAACTGGTTCACGCCTCTTCCTCCGCGATTTTTTTAATTTTCGCACTGTAGCCGTCCGCGGCATTTTTCCAGAACTTTTTCATGTTCGCATCGTCCATTATCTCGCTGCGAATCAGGCAGATTTCTTTCTGCACCATGTAAAACTCGTATGTTGACATCCGCGATTCCTTTCGAGCAATAAAAAAGCCCACTACCTGATGAGCGCATGGTAGCGGGCTTTTATTGCTCCGTTGATTTCTCAACGGTTCAGTTATGCTCATCTCTAACTTAACCGTCGAGCGAGCGGTTTATAATTTCCGCTCGTTAAGTTAAGTTAAAGATACGCGATATATTTCAGACTGTCAAGAGCGAAAACATATTTTAATGCAAAATTTTTCAAAAATTAAAGTTTTCGCCCGTTATTGCCGATAATTCCGGCGTGAACGCGATAAAATACAAATCTCTCCTGCCGTTCTACCTGAACGGCTTAGCGGCTGGGAAGTATACGCTCGCGCAAGCGGCCAGCGCGTGCGGCTACTCCGTGGTACGTATGTGTCAGTTAAAAAAGCGATTCATGTCAGAGGGGCTTCGTTGCCTGGATAACGGCAACAAAGGCCGCGCCCCTTCGAACAAAACACCGGATTCGGTAAAAGAAAAAATCATAAAGTTATACAGAACGCCCGCGTATGCGGGGATAAACTTCAAGTACTTCGCCGAGTGCCTCGCGCATTACGAAGGAATCCGCGTTGCGTATACCACGCTCCGCGCTATCATGGCGGAATACGGCGTTAAGTCGCCCGAAGCGCACAAAATGAAGCGGTCGAAAAAGGTACACCGCCCCAGAATCCGGCGCGACAACTTCGGCGACATGCTTCAGATTGACGGAACGCCGTTCGCGTGGTTCAACCGCTTCGGTAACAACAAGCGGTACTGCATCTGCGGCGCGATTGACGACGCAACAAGTCGGATAACCGCGCTTTACATGACGGAATACGAATGTCTGTACGGATATCTCGAAGTCATGCGCCAGACTGTCACGCGCTACGGATGCCCGCGCGAGATCTACAGCGACCGCGCGGCGGTGTTCTGCTGCACCCCGAAAAACAAAAAGAACCTCACGCAATGGGAAGAGCTTGCGGGGCTTCACGACAAGAAAACGCAATGGCAGAGGGTTCTCGACGACCTGTGTATACGCCAGATTCTCGCATGGTCTCCCGAAGCGAAGGGGCGAGTAGAACGGATGTGGGGAACTCTCCAGAGACGATTACCGACCGAACTTTTCCGCGCCGGATGCGACACCGTGGATAAAGCAAACGCTTTTCTTCGCCGTTACGTCGATTCTTTCAACGCCGCTTTCGCGGTTGAGCCGATGAAAACGGATTCTTTCTTCGTGCCGTGCGACAAGAACCTTGACGTAATACTTACTGCGCAAGTTCCGCGCAGAACCGATTCGCGCGGGTGTATATCGTTCCACTCGTACAAGTTTGCCGTGGAAGCTCCGCGTGTCTGTTGCAGAAAAGGCGTGCTGCATATCTCCGAGCACGGGCTTTTTTACCGCTTCGAGAATGACGCGCGGTTCTATCCTGTTCGTCTGCTTGATGTAATTCAACGCGACATAAGCAGTTCTATGCCGCAAGTTGTGGAAGACATCATATACAGATACATGTATGCGTATGCCAAGGAAGTAAGCGCATAAAGGCTTAAGGGGGTGCGGCGCGTATGCGCTCTTTTCTTTCTACTCTTTCTTTTAAATTCTATTCATTTCTATTCTATTCTATAAAGAGAGCGAAATTAGCGAAACGTAGCGAACGGTAGCGAAATTAGCGAAACGTAGCGAAAATTACAAAAAGTTGTAAAACAGCCCCACATAAGGAATTACAGCCTTTAATAAAACGGTTTTAGCCGTTCTGCAACCGTTTTTAACGGCGGTTTACGGCGATTCTGCGGATTCTGTCAAAAACCCGTAATTCTTTACGGTGGGTTGTTTTACATGATGTTTTAGCGTAATTCTTTACGGTGGGTTGTTTTACGTGTGTTAAAGTGATGTAAAACAGCCTATTATATTGTTTTACGTGATTCGTGCGTTTTTCGGTGCATAAAATCGGTTAAAACAACCATGCATATTGTTTTACGTGCGTTTTGAGCCGTTTTGAAGTGCCGTTTTTTGTGTAAAAGTGTATACTTTTTTATACAAGTTAAGAAAATATTTATTGCTTGATTTTTGTTCAAAGTGGTTTTACACTGGTTCTATGAAAAAACTTTTTGTCTTGTTTTTTTGTTTTTGTTTGTGCTCTGTCTGTGCCGAGAATCATAGCTTTTTTGGCGGTAATTTTTCGGCTACGTTCGAGAATGACGCGAAGAGTTATAGTATCGGCGGCAATTACTCCGTAATAGGGTATTATGGCGGTTTCAGAAAATTATATGCTTCCGTGGGACTGGTCGCCGATGTGTCCGGCGAACGCGATTTACTGAATGATGATTTACGGTCTCTTGGAATAAGCGGCATAGACATTCGCTTTTTTACAGTGCCTTGTAGAATCGGTTTGCCCATTGAACATAGTTTTAACGGTAGTTTAACTCTTCTGGTCGTTCCTTCTTTGGCGTGTGACGTGCATCTTTTCAGAAGCGATTTTATCCAAAGATTGTTTATTTACGGTTCTCACTACACTGTTAATTATAAATTATCCGGTTTTGGCTATTCTCTGGGTCTGGCTCTTGATGTCGGCATGAAACACCAAGTAAACAATTTACTTTTTCGCTACGGCGTTGATTGTGACTTGCGTGTGCTCTCTTTATACGCCGTTGATGCGTCTTATTCCGGCTCGGTAACAGGCTCGACAAACTACACGCTTACATCCTCTATTGCTGATTACACAATGTTAACAGTATCCCCGTATGTTGCCATTGGCTTTAAGTGGTAATTTACTAGAACAACTTTAGTAAATTGATAAGCACTCCCTTATAATCTCTTGGGGCTTGGCTCTGCCGTAAGTCTTTGATTTTGTAGCCGTCCGGGCGTTTCGTGCGCCCTTATTTTTTTCCGCTAAAAAACGCCTAACGACGAAACTTTAATCTCATTAATAGTTCCATTAACTATTACTTTCGGTCGTGTATATTCTATTATTCCAAATTCGTCCAGCCATGTCTCTTCTGTAATTGTAGTATTGTCGTTGCAGTATAATATAGCTGTGGGTCGTACTGAATCCAACATAAGTCCGCTCTGTGTTCCGTAATCTTCTGTAGTTACAAAAACAGCTTCTATTTGTGCTAAATCTTGTGAATATCCCGGTGTTCGAGTGGTTGAGACAAATACCAGCCTGTTGCCTTTAATGTTTTCTAAAACTGCTGTATTTGATTGGTATCTCGTTACGCTATTGGAGATATTACCCGATAACGACACATCAGAAAAATCAGCTTTCCCGTTGTGGTCTATCGCCCAGCCTTTTGTTCCGTGTGCGGTTATGTTGCCGTTAGCGTTTATAGTTCCGTTGTAGTTGTTGCTGTGTATTACGCCTTTGTCCTTGACCGTGATGTCGGATGCCAAGAGGTTCTGCACGTCTATCATGGCGGCTTTGATTTTGTTCTCGTCGTTCACGATAACGTCGCCGTTGATATATATCTGGTCGGCTTCAAGCTCTATCTGGCTCGCCAGCAGTCCGCCGTCAACCGCATCATCCCACAACGCCTTTACGTCCGCGTCCGTCGCGTTGCCCTTGATCGCATAACGTGCGCTCGTTCCGTCAAGCCTTGCGTACACCGCTTCCACTTTCGCCTCGGTGCTCGCTTCCACCAGCTTCGCGCGTGTCGCCGCGTCTATCAGCACGGGTAGGTTTAGTGTGAGCGACATCTGCCCAGATGCGCCGCCGCCCTCTACAAGTGCCGTAACCGCGCCCGCCTGTATGTCAATCAAGCCGACAAGCCCTTTCTCAACGTTCTCGACCTGAAGCAGAATTTCTTCCTCGCTGATGCTGATGCTCGCAGTCTGGTTCCGCGCGTCGTCGTCGATTTTCGCGATAATCTCGTCCAGCGTCGTTTCCGCCGGGCGCACCTTGTAGATGTTCGTGAATCTCTGCCCGTGCGTTACCGTGTCCACCGCCGCCTGTACCGTGTCCGCCGTCAGCGCCTGCGCTTCCGGCAGCTGGATGTACTCGCGCTGTTCCTCTACCGTCCGCGCCATGCTGTCGGGAATCGCCGTCAGGTTCGTTTTATATGTCGGCATCGTGCCGTATGTATATACATCGGGGTTGTAGTCTACCAGCGTCAGGGTGTAGCCGTCATCGTTTTCCTCGATGTCCGTTATCTTCATCGTGCTCCGTATCAGCGAGAACTCGCCGTCCGTGTCGAGCGTTCCGAATGACAGGAAATTTCCCTCTTCCGGCACAAGGTCGTCCGATGCCCGTACCTCTGTAACGAGCGTGAGCGTGTCCGTGCGCCCCGTTCCGCTTACTTTAAGTGCGAGAACGCCGTGCCCCGAATCCGTTACCGCGTTCACGATGATGCCGCAATTCACGCCCGCCGGAAAATCCACGTATCCCTCGATTTTGATTTTCTGCAGTCTTCCGTACTGCCATACGGTCTCTTTGATGATGCTGTGCGCCAGTCCTTTCGTCAGCGTCACGTGCTGAACGTCAACACGCCCGTATAGCGGATAATATGCCCCTTCGTAGCCGACTCGCACCTGTACCGTCTTAGGCTGTGCCTGTTCCTCTGCCATTCTTCGCCATACGTATTTGTAGGCATGTGAGTAGTCGGTCAGATATTCCGCCGTTGCCTCCGTCAGCGTGTCCGTGGTCGGGTCGTACTCGCCGCCGTCTCGCATGAATATCACGCTGTCCGCGTCATATTCCGCCGCCCTGTTGACGTACTTCATCTTCATGCCGTCCGCGCGTCTCTTAAGCTCTCTCGCTGTGGAAATCGCTATGATGTTCTCGCTGTTGAGAAGCGCAAGCGAGTAGTCGCGCCCGTTGTCTATGGCGACTTCTATTTTCCCGCTCGCCGGGCTGTATACAAGGCTGCAGTTCGCGTTCCGGCACAACGTCTCGACCGTCTGTTTCTTCGGTCTGCCTTTCTGTATCACGCCGTCCGCGTTGAATCCCTGCGCGGCGCAGTATTCGTACAACGCCCCGAACGTTGGCAAATCAAGCTCCGTATCATCGAAGCGGCTCGGCGCATGGTGCGCTGTCGTGAGTATCTCCAGTAGCCATGCCGCAAGGTTCCGCGTGGTCGTTTTCGTCTCGCTCCATTCCGAGCCGTTCCATGTTCTCGCCGTTCCTGCCGCGATCACGCTGATAGCGTCCAGATTGTCTTTCGTGTTGTTGTTCGCCGCTATGCGGATTCCGATGCGGCAGCATTTATCCCGCGCGGTTGCGTCCAGTATCTTCGCCGTGACAAGGCTTGACGCGCTGCTCTGCTTCGGGTCGTAGCACGTTGTCTGCACCGCCATAAGATATACGGTGTCGCGGGCGTTGCTTTCCTCTTTCGGGGTCGTGCGTATAACGCGCACCGTCATGTTTTTGCCGTAGCTCTGCGCCGCCGTGAAGTCCTGCCGCGCAAGAAAGCGCATCTGTGCCGCCGAGTTGTAGCTGAACGTATTTGAATACGTGCCGTTCTGGTTGAAGCCGTTCGTGAAGTCGTGCCAGTCCGATTCTTGCGGGTTGTCCGCGTTCGTCCATTGCGGCTTAAGCGTTATGGTCTCGCTTTCCCACGCGCCGTCATCATATCTGCGCAAGCCGTCAAAAAGTGCTATAATTTCTACGCTCTTGGCGTTCTCCGGCAACGTCTGGACTACTCCGGCTTTCCATTCGTCCTCTATCTCCGCCCGTTCCTCTGCCGTCGCGTTGTCCGGCATGTGCCTGTGCGGTATTTCCTTGTTAAGGTCTGTCAGTATAATTTTGTCGCCCATTCCGGCGGTAGTGAATTCTCCGGTCTGCCGTATCTCTATGATGTTTCTGCTGTCGTAGTAGATACCGTTATCCCACGAGAAAACGCCGTTCTGCGGCGTGTTGCCGTCAAGCGTCTTGATCGTGGTGTTCCCCATTTTAACGCTCCGCAAGCAGAGGTTATTGAAGCCCACGAGCAACGCCATATCGACATACTGGCTCTGTCCTTTGTCTCCTGCTATGGTGTAATGCGGCGTGCATAGCCTGTACGGGGTCATTAAGGTCTCTCCGATTATGAACGGAAACGTGTTCCCTGTCGCCGCCGTGTTCCTCGCGCCTTTGACGAACGGTAGTTTCTGCGTCGCTGATGCTCCGGCAGTCCGCGCGGCGTTCGCGGATTCGTTAAGCTCCGCCAGCTTCTCTTTCTGCTGGTAAAGCTCTATGCCCAGCCCTATAGCACCCATTATCAACGCCGGCCCGATTGTCAGAAGCAAACTTACCGGGTCGCCCGGAATCCGGCGAACGAATACGATGTCGTCCGGCTTCGTCTCGTAGTCAGCGTCCACGCGGTTTCCGCCCACAAGAACGATGTATTTGTCCAAGTCCAGGGCTGGCAGAACGGCTCGAAGCTTTCCGTCCGCTTCTACCGTCCAGTGTTCCGCCAGTGTCTCATATACGTGTATCAATGCCATAATAACCTCTTGTCTTTATTGTGCCGATGCGGTTTATCCTGCATCCGCTCCGCGTCATGTGTATGAACTCGCGCTCGTTGAGGCATACGCCGATATGAAGGTTATTGCCCGCCGTCATCTCAACCAGTGCGCCCGCCCTCGGTGTGTCCAGCCGCGTTATGTTAAGAAGCGGCGCGTGTTCGTCCGCAAGCCTTGCGTCATGGTTCTCGTACTCCACGTCGTCAAGCCTGTAGCCGAACCGCCGCGCTACTTCTATCGCAAGCCCGTAGCAGTCGAACCCCTCTTCTTTGCTCCGTCCGTGGTCTTTGTACGGAACGCCCAGCAAATCATCCACGCGCACGGTCATGCGTTGCCCGCGTTGTTGTCGCTGTCGAACGTGTACGGCGGGAACTTCATGTCCAGCCTGTCGTCGTTCGTGAACGATATAGTTATTCTCATGCTCTCGTCAGTCGTTACTGTTCCGTACTGATGCCGGAACGACTTGAACGGCGTTACTGTTCCGTTCTCGTCCAGTACTCCCACTGCCGATATTTCAAGTTGCTCCGTGCTGTTGTCTATGAGCGCAAGAATGTCGCTGTCTATCGCCGTTATCTCCAGCACTCCGTTCTGCAGCACTCCGCCCACTACATAAGGGCGGCTGTACTTGAACGCGCTCGCCTTGTACGTGTAGCCGTCAAACACTACGTCCTCGTTATTGTTCACGAATCGCAATGTTCCCGCGTCCGGCTGTGATACCGTTATCAGGTACGGAAGCGCGAACGCGCCGCCAGTTGTCAGAGCCTTGTATAATTCATCCTGCGTCATGCTTCTACCCACGTCATAACTATCGTTTTGCAAGCGTAGCCGCCGGAAGGGAAGTCCGGCGTTCCGTCAAATCGGTATTCCTGCGTCGTTAATCCGCGGTCACGCAAGCTCGGCGCTGTGAAGTGCCCGGCATTGCCGCCCAGCGTGTTCTCGTACCAGTTCTGGAATGTCGCCACTTGTGCCGGGGTCGCGTTGTACGAAACTGAATACACGCGCCTGTTTTTCGTGTCCCGTTGGATGCTTCCCACCCTGCCGGAATCAAACTCGGTCGTGATAGCGTTGTCCACGTATCCCGTCTGCACGGAATAAAGCCTGTCTATCGGCAAGTTCGCCGTATCCCATTGAGCCGCGCTCATAGTATAGTTACCCCCTGTTGCCGTGTCTGCATCCCGGCGAATCCGGCATCATACGAGCCGTCCTTGAATCCTTTGTTTATGTGTTTGTCCAGAATGTTAATAACAAGCCCGTTGTTCGTCTGCTGTACGTCCGCGCGGACGCGCCCTGCCTGTGTGTTGTTCACCGTTACGTTCATTCCGCCGCCGCTTCCGGCTGCAGCGCCGTTGAGGAGTTCCCACATGCGCCGTTGCTGCGCCGCGTTCACTACAAGCTCGCCAGTCCGCGCCGTGATGCTCGTGTTGTCGCTTCCCATTGACGCGCCCACCATGCCGCCGACATAACCGCCAGTCGCGAAGCTCTGCTTTATCGGCTTCGAAGCCGCTATAGTGGCTATCTGCAACGCCCCGGAAGCCGCCACAAGTGAGCCTATAATAACTCCCGCTATTCCGCCCTCGGCTATCGCTTTGGTCACGCCCTCGGCTATGTTCGCCGCCGCCGTAAGCATCGACATGTGCCACTGCACCATGCGGAAAGCGTACTCATCGTCCGCTGCCTTTTTCTTCGCTTCTTTTACGCCGTTCTCGTATTCCTCTTCGCCGATAAGCCCCTTGTCGTACTTGTCCGCAAGCTCCGCAAGGGTCGCTTCTTTCTCTTTCCGCGCCCCCTCTATGAGCAAGTCGAAAAACTGGTTCACGATTCCCGTTATCTGCTCCGTGTAGTACTGCGCGTCTTCCATGTACGAGTGCCACATGTCGTGGTTAGCTTGAACCGCCGCGCGGTTAAGCTCTTCGTTCGCATCCCGGTATTCTTTGTCCGACAAAAGCTGTGCATCGTGAGCCTTTTTTATCTCTTCTCTAACTTTCTCGATCGCTTCTATGCGCTCGTAGTATGCTTTAGTAGTTTTTTCAAACGAGGTAAGCCCCCTGTCCTCGTCCGTCAGGCTGTCTTTCCTTTTCATCAGGTCGAGCTGCACATAGTCCGCAAGCTCGTTCTTTACGCCCTCACGCGCCCGGATAAAACGAACGGTCTGCTCCGCCATAAGGGTCTGTTCTTTTGTTATTAAAGAATTCTTTATTTCTTCAATCTGTTCCAGTTTTTTCTGGTAAGTATCCCATGCGTCCAGCGGCGGATTGTACAAGAATTCTTGAAGCGTATCGTCCAGAAGCTGCCACTTAAGAGCGTCCAGCGTTACCGCCATATCGTCATACGTTTTTTTCTGGTCAGCCGTTGTCGCTTTTTTCGCAAGCTCATCAAGCTTTTTTATCTGTTCGTCTATATCGGATAAATTGCTTTTCAGTTCCTCGGAACTCGATAGCCTTAGTTTTCCTGTCATGGTCGCAACATCCGCCAGCGTCTTCTGCTGGTCTATGAGCGTCTGCTGCTCCGTCTCCGCGTCTCTCATCTTGTCGCGCCATTCGCCCATGAGCCGCACGCGCTCTTTCGCCGCCTCGTTGTCCGCTGTTATCATGCCGTTGGACTTCGCCAGAAGGTTGATGTAGTTGTTGAGATAAGCGTTGTACATCTCGCCAGCGTCCACATCCTCGCCGGTCGCTTCTGCCCTCGCGCGTATCGCCTGTATGCTTTCTTCGAGAGCCTTGTTGCTCTCGTTGATGTAGTCCGTGTATTTCTTCGCCGCCTCTTCCTGCTCCGCCAGTGCCGCCTCTTCCTCGGCTCTCTGCTTCGCTTCTTCTGCCGCCTGTGCTTCTGCGTCCGCCAGCTCCCTGTATCGGCTCCGTAGCTGCGCCACTATGTTGAGCTGTTCTTTGAGCTGTTTGTTGTAAAGGTCATTGTCGGCGACTTTGCCGAGGTTCTTGCCTAAATCGATAACGCCCTTTGTGTTGTACATCTCTTTAAGCTTAGCGTCCGCCGCTTCCAGCCTTAAGAGCGCCTGCGCCGCGTTCTCCGCGCCTGTCGCCGCCGCCGCGTTCGCGTCTTTCAGGGCGTTCGTTTTTGCCGCCGCTTCGTTGAAGTCGGTCAATAGTCCTACAAGTGCCTTTTTTGCGGGTTCCGTTATCTCATCCCAGCCGCGCCCTATATTTTCCTTGAAGTCGCCCCACGCGTTCGCGAGCTGTGTCGTTGTGTCCGCCGCCGTCTGTGCGAATCCTTTGTACTTTTTCGCTATTACGTCTATCGCCTCGCCGTTCTTAAGCTGCTCATCAGTCAGGTTCTTTATGTCGTCAATCTGCCGCCCCACCGTTCCGGCCATTCCGCTGTAGGTGGCGTTCAGAGTCTGCGCCGCGCTCGCAAGGTCTATGTGCTTCGCCGCCGCGTAGTCAGCCGCCGCCCCGATTATCTTCATTATCTCCGCTTCGCTCCGGCCAGTCGCCGCAAGCTGCGCCATAACGTCTATAGTGCCCTCGTCCCCGAAGTTGCTTATCGCCTGTAGCTCTCCGGCGTAGTCCTTAAGCCGCGCAACACCCTCGCCGTTAAGATACGGATTGTTGTCCGCCGCCTTTTGCAGCGCAAGCTCCGCCTTTTCCTGCGCCCTGTACGCCTCGGCGCAGTCGTCAAGGGCTTTCACGGTTCCGCTTACCGCGTCCGTTACCGTCTTCGCCGCTCCGGCTACTCCGCTGAACGCAAGTCCCAGATTAGCTATGCCCTTCGTTAACGAGCCGTCGCCCACCTGCTTAAGATGCTGCTTTATTTTTTCTAGTCCTGTTACAAGTCCTTTCTCGTTTATGCCTGTTTCTATTTCTATCTTGCCGTCTGCCATGCTCTTATAGTCATTTTTTGCTTGTTTTTTTGCTTAGCGCACCGCCGCCAAAAAAAACGCCCCGTAAATAACGGGGTGGTGTTTCTTTATTGCTTGTTGTATGTCGGCGCGTTCTAGGGTGCGTCTCGTTGATTTCAGGGGCTTTTTTTCAGCCGCCGAGCCTTGCGTCAAAGTCCGCAAGTTCCTCGTCCTCGCCGTCGCTCTTGTCCGGCAGCCGCCACATCTCCTTAAGCTGCATCATGCGCTGGTTATACTCCGGCGTTCCGCCCTCGCTCCGCCATGCGCGGAATCCCATGATGTCGCAGAGCCGCGTGTCGTGAAGTCCGTCCAGCAACGCCGTGAACTTCATGAAATGAAGCTCGCCGATGTCGATAAGGTCTATGCCGTAACGCTCCATGAACGCCGCGTAGATGTACGGCGCATCGAGCACGTAGTCCATTACCGGCTCGTTTGTTCCTTCCAAGATCCGTGGCAGTTCCCTTTTCGGAAAGAAAAAGGCGCACATCGCCTCGAAGCCCGCCGTCCGGTTCTCCGGTATTCGTCCCCGGTACATGAAATCGAACTCCGAGAGATTTACGCCTTTTGTGCCCACAAGCTCCGAGAACCTTATGTAATACCGGAAATCCGTGTGGACGGGGTAGTATCTGCCGCCGACCTCTACGGACTGCGGCAGTACCCTTTTTTTTAGGTCTATCATGATACCGCCGGGGTGAATACCCCGTTAGCCCATGTTCCCGCCTGCCACTTCGGCGCGTTGCTGTCGATGTACAGTGCGCCCGTGCTGTGGTTGTTGAGCGCAAGGTCGAACGTGATGCTCTGCGCCACGCTGTCGAGCGTTCCCAGCTTTACGACCGAATCAACAAGCCACGCCTCGTAGTAGCGTGTAGTTGTATCCACTTCGTAGTAGTTGCTCTCGCTCGGGTTGCCCGTCGGACTTGCCACTTTGGTGTAAACGTATGCGCCTTCGGTGCCTGTGCGTGTGTAATAGTCCTTGCCCGGCACTACCGCTTCGTCCAAAGATGCCTTGTATGTAACAAGGTCGTAGTAGTTGGCGTAGAAGCCCATGAGCACGTCCTTGTGCGCGTTCTGTCCTGTGGGCAAGTTGAAGCACATGTCCCAGATAAGGGCGAAGTCCGGCTCGTTCTTGAACATTGTCAGGCTCTGCGACAATGCCGGCTGGTAGCTGTCCACCTCTTCTTCCGGGGCTTCGCTCGAAATAAAGTCAAAGGTCTTCGTCTGCGGGTTGAACGCAAGCGAGTACGTTGTTGATTTCGCTATTCTCACCCAGTCCGCCGCGGAACCAGCCGCCGCCTTGTTGATGAACGGCACGAACTTTGTTTTTTTGATGAGATCTCTGTTAACTGCCATATTATCCCCCTATTCTTCAAGGTATGTACATTTGACGGATTCCGCGTAGGTCGTGAATCCTGTTGCGTCCGTCTCTATGAACTGCGGAAGCGTAACCGCCTCGCAGTCTATCTCTATATCTTCCGCGCTCGTTACTGTTGCGCCGTCCAGTTTGTCTACTATCTTTTTACCGTATTCCCTTGCGTCCGCCGCGCTCCGGCATCGAGTGTAAAACGTGAAGTTCCATGCGACAAGGCGCGTCCCGTCCGTATAGCGTTGCTCCGCCGCCGGGGTGGGGTCGTGCCTTATACATGCGCCGTCAGCGTCCTCGTCCGGTATAAGGTCGCAATAGATTGTGAACGGCAGGGATAGTTCGGTCTCTACCCATGCGCTTATTGTTTCAGCTACTTTTGACTGTATCATCTACAAGTTTTCTCCATTGCTCTTTTTTCCGGGCTTTAGCCGCCTCGAACCATTTGGCGCAAGCGTTCGGGTTGTGCTGTTGCGAGTGGTCGTAGTGCTCGCCGTAGTACTGTGCCCTCGCGTATGGTGTCTTCCATACGATGCGCCCGCTTCCGATGCGCGTGTAAATTATCGCGGATTTCTGCAATGTGCCCGTTTTCAAGGGTACAAAATAGTTGCTGTCCGCAAGGATTTTCGCGTCCAGTTTCTTCTGCGCCAGTCTCACCGCGTCCGTAAGCTGTCCGCGGATTACCGCCGTATTAAAACTGGTTTTTACGCTGAACGTGATTGCGCCGTCATTATTCAAGGTTGTACTCCCAGTGATGCGGTGCGTTTCCCTGTGCGTAGCACGGCATGAAAGAACGGACTGTGAACGTCCGCCCCTGCCACTCTATCGCGTCCAGTTCATCCGGCAATACCTGCGCCGTGCTTGTCTCGCCGTTTACGGTAGTTGAATACTCCGTGTGTTCCGGGTCGATGTAAAGCGTCATTGTGTCGGCTCTGGTCTCGCCAATGCTTTCCCGCTCCGTCCGCATCGTTGCTTCTATGCGCACGTTCGTCAATACGGTTTCCGTATACGTGGGGTTGCGGTCGCGGTCTACTCCCGTCCGCTTTTTTAACGTACAAGAATGAACGAGCAAGTATTCCGGTATGCTCATACGCGCCGCCCGTTGGTTATCTCGCAGTACATCGCAAGCCACTTGTATTTCTTCGCGTCCGCGCTCTTCGCGTTCTTTTCTATCGCGATTTCGGCGGCCTTGCTGTTCTTAGAATAGCTGTAGCCGCCTATGGATTCGGATGTATAGAACCCGCCCGCGCCAGTCGCGCCCGATTCTGCCTGTGCCGCGCTGTAGGATTCCTCAATCATCATGCAGCATGCATCGTCAAGCCCGCCCGGCTCGCGCTCCTTCACAAGCTTGTCGCGAACAAGCGATTTGCAGTACAGAACGTTTTCGAGCTTGTACTGGTCGAACGTGGCGGAATCCGGCACAACTCCGCGCCCCATGTCGTTGTGATAATGACTGTATGTTACGTTGTCGAATTGTGCCATTGTTCCGCCCCCGTCTTATGCAAGCGTCAAGCCGTCTGTGCTGATAATAAAAGATTTTGTTACTGTGCTTGCCGCTGTTCCGACGCTGAAATAAAGTCCGCCGTCGATTGACTTGTCGGACTTCAAGCCTTTGGCAAGGACGAGGTAGCGTGTACCGCCGATTGTTACGACATCGTTGTCGGTGATAGCGTCCATGCCGCTTGTTACCTTAGATGCACCGCGTCCGTAGTATGCGTCGTCCGCGCCGATTTCTACGCAGAAGATAGCGGCGTTCTTAACGGATGCGTCCCAGCCGATTGCGGCGACCTGCGCGGCCGTCACTTTGTTGGCTTTTCCGGAAAGTGCGATAGTGTAGTCTACGCTGCCTGTTCCGCCCGCGCTGATAGCCGCGTTAGTGCCCCCTGTGTTGAGCTTCTGCCCGGCTACCGTGTAGTATTTGTCCGGGTAGTTGGCTACGCTCGGCTTGCTTGACTCGATGTTGACGTATACAGCGTCGCATTTGCCGTTAAGCCCGTTCGCGAATACGAACGTATCCCAGAGGTCGCGTCTCTGGTAGAGGTCGCCGTCTCCCTCTGTGTGCGTTCCGTTAGCCCAGAAGCGTATGTTCTGAATCTTCGGTACTGTCTTAACCATTGACGGGTGGGCGATAGCAACGTTGATGCGGCTGCCTGTTCCCACGAAGCCGTCCGCATAGTCGAAGTCAGTAAAGAATCTGCTGTCGTCAATGACCTCGATAACTGTAACGCCGTTTATGAACGCTATGCGTGTCTCGATTCCCTGCCGCTCGTTGATAGACTGCGTTGTGATGTTGAGCAATTTAGAAAGTTCCGTGGAGTTTTCAAGATTGTTCATAATCTCGCCGGAAACGAACGCGATGAGTCCGCCCATTGCGCGGTATTTCTTAAGCTCTTTGCGCTGGAACATGGTAACGAGTCGGCTGTATGTGTTGGCGGCGGTGAATCCGTTCATCGTCTCGTAGTAGCCGTCGGCAATAGCTGCCTTTGCAACTTTCTCAAAGAAACGTGCGTCAACTTCCGGGGCGGCGTGTTTCTGGGTGAATACGCGGGAAACGTTCTCCAGGTTCGCCGTCTGCTTTGTCTCGTCTACGTCCGCAACGTCAACGAAAAACTCGATGTCGCGGTCATGTTCAAGAGTGTACTCTTTGTCTTCCTGAATTACGGAACCCTTGTTATATCCGCCGTCGCGGCTGTGGTTCTTGAATCCGCTTACATCCATTTTGGTAAAATGGAAAGTTTTTGCGCCGAGCCATTTAACACGGTCGCTGGGTACGAGGAACGGGCTAGAATATGTCCCGTCGTCAATTATCTGAAGCAGTTCCTCGCTCCACTGCTCCGCATAGTTCATCTGATTAGCCATAATGCTTAATCTCCTTTAGCCTTTGAATCTGTTCCAGCTCGCCTTAAGCGGCGCGGCTGTCGGCGGTGTCGTCTGCTGTCCGGCAGAACTCGCCATACTCGTAACTACTGGCGGGGTAGGTGCGTTCTCATCCTTGAAAATGTCCGTCTTTCCGTCCGTCAGTGCCTTAAGCAAGTCATCGAGCGACTTGCCTTTGTTAGCGTCGTCATTCAATGCGCTTTCAAGCTGCGCGTTAATTGCGTCGCGTGTAAGGTCATTCACGAACTTTTTGCCGCCCGTGAATTCCTTGATTTTGTTTTGCAGTTCAAGCCGCTTCAACTGTGCGGCCGCCTCGCTCTTTGCGGTCTCGGCTTCCTTCTGGTACTTAGCTACGTTCGCCTTTACTTCCTCATAGTCTGCCATGCCGTTAATAGTCTCGTTGGCTTTGTCAAGCTGTTGCTTGATAGCGGAATAATCGGCGTATTTCGCTTTTTCCTTGTTGATGTCGTCGCCGTTAAGCTTCATAACGGCGTTAATCTGCTCGTCGGTGAGTCCGAGTGTCTGCAATTCCTCACGTTTCATTTTTTGCCCCTTACGCGCGTTTTTAACGTCGCCGCCGCGACACGGTGTAAAAAAGAAGTTGCGCCCTTGTTACGCATTGCGCCTTGCGTTCTTATAGTCATTTTTATGTGGGAAAATTGAGAGAAAAAAATGACGCTTCCGTCGGAGAGAGAAGAGAAAACGGAAGCGTCAAGGTGGAGTTTATAACTTATGACTTTTTAGAAGCCACGAGTCCAAGAATTAAGCCGATAAGAGCGACGACTACGCCGCTTATCTGCTGGAATATGCTGTCGGAATATCCGCCGATGCAGCACAATACGCCGCCAGCCACGGAAAGAACCAGTACGACGATTATCTGCCACGTCTTGATTTTCTTCTCTTTGGCGGTCTTGATTGCTCCGCCCAGAATCGCGCAGAGTCCGAACGAAGCGAGCGCAATCTGTACGATAATTGCGTTGTCGAATTTAAATAAAAAGCCGAATACTACGGATGCAATGAAAAAAAGCACCCCGATTATTCCCCATGTCTTCATGTGTGTTTATCTCCTTGTCTGAATAGATGCCCCGCGCCGTATCACTGCAACGGGGCTGCGCCTTGCTTCTGGCTGTACCTATATAGTCACTTTTCGCCCGTATTCGTGCGAGCGATTTCAAGCGCGGCTTGCGAATCGACCACATAATCAAAAAGCTTCTCGAAGTACCAGTACGGCAAGAATACGCCGTCCGTGTCCGGTGTGAGCGTGTCGCCCGCCTGTACGTAGCGCATGACTATATCGCCGTCCGCCGTGTATGGATCCGGCGGGTAGACTTCCGGCACCTTGATGTAATTATTGCCGCTGCTTTCCGGCTGTCGCGTAGTCGTGCAGCTTGCCAGCCATAAAAGCGACATCGCCGCTATGGTCGCCAGTACGGGCATCAGCCTTGACTTGATTCGCGTCCGCCGTGATTTCTGCCAGTTTGTCAGCATGTTCTTTTACCTCTTCCGCCTGTTTACTCGCGTCCGCCGCTTTCTGTACGGCTTCTGCTTTCTCTTTGTCCATTTTCGCCAGAGTACGCGACTCCATAACGAACGCGGCTACAAGAACCGCCACTATACACAAAAGTACAATCGTCGTCATGCTTGCTTTATGTCCTTGATTTTATCCATTAGCATATTGAAAAATACCGGACAGAAACACGCGGCTATACCGATTCCGCTGTATATTATCGAACTTGTGTCCAGTGTGTTGCCCTGTATAAGGTCGCGCACAAACTGCGCCCCGTTCCATACGGCTACCCATGCAGCCGCGATTATCTGCGCCCATAGACTTGCGCCCTTAGCGTGTACGCCTTTTTCTTCTTTCTTTTCTTCTTCCATGACTATAACCTCTTGTCCACATCGTAGCGGAACGCGTCAAGAAGCTCCGGCTGTTCCGTCCAGAGCTTAGGGCAGTCCTTATAGCCCACTATGTTGTGATGTGTCGTGATGTCCGCGCCCGTGAGTCTGTACCGTGCGCACAATGACGTGCACAACTCTATGGCGGCTTCTATCGTTGCCGTAGAGAATAGTCCGAAGTCGTCAATCGGGCACAGCTCGATTCCGATTGTGCAGTGGTTCGGCGATTTTGTCTCGCTCGCATAGTCGCCGTACCGCTTCCGCGCTTCGTCCGTGTAAATCTTGCCCGATACGGGGTCTGGCTGCGAGCTTCCGCAATGGTAGGCTATCTCATACTCCGGAACGGCGGCGATTATCAGCCCGTTCTGGTCGATGATGTAATGCGCCGAGCCGTAACCGTCCTTGCCGTCCTTCCGTCTCTCGAAGTAGTCGCGGGTCTCTTTCGCGTTCGCCGCCGGATTCGCCGTCCAGTGAATGACAATGCCCCGGACTTCTTTGAGCGGTCTTGCTGATCTGGAGAAGTCGTTCTTCGTCAGAAAATCGTGGATAATCTGCATAGTGGTTTACTCCTGTTTGATGCTGCCGTTGAGCAGCAGCGTCATTTTTGTGTTAAGCTCCACAAGTTGTGAGCTTATGCCCCGTAATAATTCGTCTGTGTTCTCCTGCCGGGCTTCGATTTTCGCTATGTCGCGCGTGTTAGTGTCGATTTTGTTCTTGCATACTCCGAATGTCACAGCCCAGCCAGCCACGGTGACGATAATCGTAAAAATAAAAGCGTAGTTAAGTTTCTTTTCCATTTTCTTTATAGTCAGTTTTTTCTGCTTCCGGTGCGCTTTGAACGACGATGAAAGAGTATTTCGAAGCGATAACTTTGTCCTCGCTCACGGCGAAATGCTCCGCGATTATCTTCTTGATGTCCTGCTGAGAGAGAATAAACCCCTGCTGCATCAGTCCGCCCCTTCAAGCTGTGCCTGTAGCTCGTTGATTTCGTCCCGAACGGACTGCCGAGCCGCCGCAAGCTCATCGTAGTCGTAAGGGTCTGGCTCACCCTGTAGCCGCGCCTCATATATCTTGATTATTTTCCAGTCTCCTATGTCGCTCGTAGGCGCGTCCAGTTTAGATACAAGCTCCCTTATGCGAGCCTCAATGTCACCGCGTTCCATTTAATCCCCCTGAAAAGTGTTTTATATAATGCGTCCGTCGTGCGCACGCTCTTATATGCGTTATATCTGATTATGTTCCCGCGCCAGCTTTTGTACTGGTCGCGCACTTCTTCCGGCTTCATGCGCCCCGTAAGCACAAGACTTCTGAACTTCCGAAGCTTCCGGCGTTCCCTCGTGATGCTTTTTCTGCATGGTATCTTGATTATCCTGCCGCGTTTGCCGTAGGCATAGCGGATTTTAAGGAAAATAAAGCCCTGTGTGAGCTTGATTATCTGCGTTTTCTTCCTGTTGATAATGATGCCGAGTTTCTCGCAAAGTCTTTCTATTTCCACCAGAAGTCCGCGCAAGAATTCTTTGCTCTGATGTATGACGTAAGTATCGTCCATATAGCGTCCGTAGTATTTGCAGCCCTTAACGATTTTGCAAAAGTTATCAATCTCGGTGGGGTAGTAGATGCCTATTATCTGCGAAATCTGCGAGCCGATGCCCACGCCCTTGTCGCCGAACGTTTCTATAAGCTCCGTAAAAAGCCGCATCACGTCCGCGTCGTCTATGAGCTTCCCGAACATGCGCAATAGTTCTTTGTGGTCGATGTTGTCAAAGTATTTCGAGAAATCTATTTGCAGCACATAACCGTTCCGCCCGTAGCGTCTGTAGAACTTCTCCAGATGCGCCTGTAGTCTCTTGCGCGTGAACTCTATTCCCTTACCTTTAACGCTCGCGCCGTTGTCGTATATCAGATACTTCCGCGTAAGCGGCGCAAGAATGTTGTCGCATAAGGCTCGCTGCAATACCCTGTCGCTGATATGTAAACTCTTGATATGCCGCCTTTTTCCTCTCTCGTTGATATCGAACTCATAGAACGGCTTCTGCCTGTACGTACGGCTCTTAAGTCGTTCGCTCAATTCCGCGATGTTGATAAGCTCGTTCATGCCGTACCGCTGCACTGATTCCTTCCACTCAACGCCCTTCTTGCACTGCATATAAGCCTCGTGCAGTACGTTCAGGTCTGTCAATTTTTCGTACATTTTTAAACTCCACAAAATAAATAGGGGCGGGCGCGTACAGCGGTACTAGTCGTAACTAACCGCGTCGCCCGCCTTGTTCGGCTCTCGCGCAGGATAAAGTTTCCTTCTTATGCGCACTTGTCTTAAAACTCTGTGCGCCATTCAAATCGGGGACGGACATATTTGTTCGCATTGCTCGCGTTGTTGTAGTTGGCATTACCATTGTTGTTGGCATTGCAGAAATTAGCCGCAGAAGCAAAATTCAAACTTTACCCTCTGTTATTTTCTTTCTTGTCTTGTTGTCACTTCGCCGCCAGCCTTTAAGAAGCGTTTCCTCACGCTTTATCAGCGTTATCGTGTCGGCAATCCAGTTGAGATTGATAGGAAAATGCCGCTTCAAGTATTGCAATTCCCTGTAAAGGTTGCCACATACGCCTATGGCAGCGTTCTGTTTCCGGCGACGGTCGTCGCACTCCGCTTCCGTGGTCGCATAGATAAGGTTCGCGTCTATGATGTTCCGTATGAGCGCGTCCGTGTAACTTATCAATAGCAGCTTCCGCCGCCTGATAAACCATTCAGGAAACTCGCTCACGAACTGCTGGCTCGGCGTTTTACCGTACTTCGCAAAAATCGCGTCTATCGTGTTCTGGTCTGCCTCCTCGATGTTCCTGATTATCTGCTTTACGCTTCTAGGACTCCGCTTAAGCCCGAAATCGCGCAAGCAGAAATCGGTTATATCATCCTGTAGTTTTACGGCGCACCTGTAGAATTCCAGATCGCTCAACGCCTGTAAATTTTTAAGCACGCTCATTTTTTTGCACCTCTATAAAATCTGCAACCCGCCCGCACGGGGCGGGGATTGCAGATCATGCGATTATGAAGCGGGGACGGACATAAAGGCCCGCACTGCTCGCGTCGTCGCAGTAGGCATAACCACGGTAGTAGGCAATGCAGAAACGAGCCGCAGAAGCAACGTCTTTAAGCCAGTAGTAACCGCTCCGATTATTGCGGGCGACCTCGCTCTGCTGGAACAACGCTAACTGCCTTACTGCCGTTCCAGTGTCATATCCCGATGAACTCCAGACTGTAGTCCCATAGACTTCCGCCTCGCTCATCAGTATCGCCTGAACGCTCACCCATCCCCAGTTGTTAGAGCATCCTGTCGCGCTCCCGAAACGGTTGTAGCCGCTTCCGTTGATGCTGTTGCTTACCAGCTCTCTCACGGTCTTAAGGTGAGAGCCGAACTCCGCGTATAGCTGCTGGTTTATTGTCGCGGTAGAAGAAGTGCTGCCCGAACTTGCCACGGCTCCGATAGTAGTAGTATGCATCTCGCATCCGGCGTATCCGTTCGCGGTAGAGTCGCCGCTGTTCATGCGGCTTCGTCCGAAGTGCTGTTTCTCTGTGGGGTCGAGTCCCTTGCCCGGTACCATAATAAGATGATGATAATTGATTTCATAGCCGGAAACGCCGCGACCCCACGCGCCATCTATGTCGGCGACGGTGACGTACTCCGAGCCTGTCTCCTGATACGTGCCTGTGCGCTCGTACGCGCTTATCGCGCGGCTCATGTGGATGTAGTCGCCGACAAAAATATCGTCCATGAGCGGGTGTCCGTTCGTGCCTGCGACGCGGTCGCTGAACGAGCCGTCCGCAAGATACGAGGATATGTCCTTCGGGACGATGCGCGGGATTCGGTGTATCGCGAGCAGGATGTTGTCGATAGCGGCGAACTTCGTGTACAGTCCGCCGGATGTTACCGGGTTTCCGCTGTTCTCGGTCGGCTCGTTGTCGAAGGTGAGCGTGTCTTGTTTGCCTGAAAGAGCCGTATATATGCCGCCGCTCTTAACGGGATTGTCGCTGTCTTCCGTAGGCTCATCATCGAACGTCAATGTCGGCTGTTTCCCCTGTAACGCGTCATAGATTCCTCCTGATTTTGCGGGCTTCACGCTGTCCTCTGCCGGTGCGGCATCCATTACGCCCGATAACTGCAACGCCTGTGAGAGCGTGGCCGCGTCCGTTTTGTTGATGTATTCGCTGTATGAGCGCGGAATAATTAAGCCGTCGTATCTGCTCACGTTCTGCCCCCTTATCCGCAGAATGCCACGTTAATGTGGTCGCTCGCGCTGATGCAGTTCACGCGGATGCCCGTGACGGCGTTCGCTATCATTACGGTGGTGTTCTCGCTCAAAGTCACGTTGTCGCCGTACACGTTGTCCCAGAATCCGCCCGTGCCGTCCTCGCCGATTGTCTCCGGCAGATTGCAGCACGTTTCTATCGTGAAGCTTCCCGTCTCGCCTGTCGGTATGTGAACGGCTACCGTTACCGCCGCCACTCTGTCCGGCGGGTTAACCCATACGCCCTGCTCGGCTTCTATGTCCATTTCTACGTTTAGCCCTGTCGTGCCCGTTCTTGCCCTCGGCGTTACCCTGCTGTATGCCATTATTTGCCCCCGTCTGTCTTGATTTCGTCCGCGTTCTCCGTCGGCTCCGCTTTCTGCGATAAAATTAACTGCTGATATGTCGCCACTTTTTCGTCCTGTAGAAGCAATTTAACCAGCTTCGCGAAAAGTTCGTCTGTAATTACTCTCATGCGGTTATAGTCATTTTTTTGCGGGTTTTCGGGCATTAAAAAACCCCGCGTTTTTGCGGGGTCGTTTAGTCGCCGTATACTGCGTCCATTATCTTGAAAGTTTCTCGTGGCGTGGCGAGCCGCCAGCCGTCCGCCGTCGGTATCGCGAACACCGGCAAGCCCGTGCGCTCGTCTCCGTCCGTGTCGCGCAAGCGGTATACGTGCGTCTTGTCCGGCAGAGTGTAGCGTGTTATTTTCGGCAGCCCTTGCGCCGCCGCGAACTGTTCTATCGTCATTTCGCGATCTCCATGATTTTGTTAAGCACGTTAAGGTTTACGTCGCAAGCCTCAACGTCCATAAGCTGCACGGTAGAGGGTTTCACGCGCTTAAGGTAGTCCAGAACGTCAAGCCCCGTGTACAGCTCACCGCATTGCGGGTCGTAGATGTGAAGCACGTCCCCGCGCTTGTATATATGCACAATATGCGCTCCGCTCCCTTTCCATGCAAATTCTATCGTGTAGCGGTTGTTTGATTTTAACTCATTCTGCAGAAAATCAAAAGTCTTTTTTACGGTCGGTTGTTTCGGCTTGATGTATTCCGGCGGCTTTCCTGTCGCACGGTCTACCCATGCAAGCGAAGTGTCGCGCGACAAAACTTCTAGCATCGACCCCTTGTTATTCGGCAACGTCTGCACATTGTAGCCACGCCGCCGCATCTCGTAAGTGACTACGCAGCTCTGGCAGTTCGTTCTGTAGCCGCCGCCTGTCGTAAAGTTCGGGTTCGGTCGTAGGTGGTCTGCCTTGTCGAAGTCCATAGCCGCGCCCAGGGTAACGTCCGCAATTTTTTTCGTTCGTGAGTTGTCGAGCCGCTTTATCTCGTGCGCAAGCTTGTTGTTCTTGTCGTAGTCTATCGTTGACGGATTGAGCGCGCGCGGCTGTTTTCCGTCTATCGTGCCTATGAACTCCCTTGCGCTGTCTCTCTGTATTCCTGTTTGTTTCGTAAAATCGCGGGCTTTTCCCTGCCATTCGCCTATTTTGGCGCGCGCCGCCGTGTCGTCAACTCCGCCCGCCTGTTCCGTGAGCGCACGGCGTTTGTAATGTCTGATGTTCCGCTCGATATATCGTAGCTTTTCCTCGCCCTCGTAGCGCGTCATTTTTACGCCGTTGTATTCTACTGTCTGCGCCGCCAGTTCGTCTAGGTCTTCCGCGCTGTAGTGTCTCTCCGTTCCCTCGAAGTACGGATAGTATGAATGGCGGCAGTTCACGCCGCATATTCCCGTTACCGTTCCAAGCCCGCAGACAGAGAACGCCGGATATTTCGTGCTGTTGCCGGAAAGACTGAACACTTTGCCCTGCCATTCCTGATGCTCCGGTCTCGCTCCTATGTGCGCCGATGTCTCCACTAGGTCGCACCCCAGCTCTTCGCAGTTGTCGAGCGTCACCTGTGCCGCCGTCTGGTTTACGCCCGTGAGTATGTTCATGCGTACCGCTGCTTCTATGCTGTAGTGCACGGGTTTCCCGTTCCTGTACTGTACGCTCGTTACTCCGTCCGCCGCCAGCTTGTCGCAAGCGTTTTTCATCGCCGTATCATAGTCGAACGCCCCGGAAACGACCTGCATGTATGCGGCGTTCGCCTGCTGAACGAACTGCTGTTCTGTCGTGAACGCTGTCGTAAGCGTGAGCCGTGACAAGTCGCTGTATGTCTTTTCGATTCCCGCGAGCATCGCCTGTGCGTTGCTGTCGCTCACGCCATGCCCCAGAGCATCCTCGAAGATACGGTTATCCGCACGCGCGTTCTTAACCATTGCGTCATTGTACACGGCGAGAATTTCTTTCTGTATTGCCGGGTCGTACTTCTTGATTATGCTCCGTACTCGCTTCTTTAACGCGCCCGTCTCCGCAAGCATCTGCGCTTGCCACTTCGTAGCCTCGGTGATTTTTCCGAGCCGCGCAATCCGCCGCGCCATATCCTGCAATATGTCCGCTTCAAGCTGCGCGTAGATGTCCGCAAGCTCATCGCCGATTCCGGCCAAGTATCGAGGTGAGAGCACTACCACCGCCCCGCAATTATGCGCATGGCGTAACCGATGCGCTTGAATAGCGGCTGTTTGTTTACCGCCTGTTTAACCGCTATTACTGCTTTTTTTTCTTCTGCTGTCATGTGCCGCGCCACGCGCTCGTGCCTGTTCCTGTTGCTCATCCTATCCCCCTAGATAAGCCCGAACGGCTCTGCTGCGACCGGCTCCGGCGGTACGTTCGCTTTGGCTGTCGCTTCATCCTCGCCGTAGAAGTCGCGCCTGTATTCCCATTTATTCAATACGCCCGCGCTTATTTCCTGCATCGCCGTTTGTTTCGCTTGTACGATATCCTTGCGCGTCTGGTCGTCATTCCACTTAATTGTGTAGAGGTCTTCCGTCTGGTGGTTCGCCGCCGGTGCGCCCGGCAACTGGTACGCCGCAGCCATGTACGCGAATATCTCCGCCGCGTCCTCGTACTTCGCCGCGATCTCGTCCTCTATATTGTCGATTATCGCGAACAGTTCCTGCCGTCCGCCCGTGTACTGTGTCGCCGTCTGCTGTACCTGTTCCGCGTCGCTTATAGTTCCCTTGCCGAGGTTAATAGTCTGCTCGATGCGCTTGAATACCGCTTGCAAATACTTTTCCTGCGCCTCGGTGCGAAGCTCCGGCGAGTATTCATGTATCTTCGAGCCGTCCGCGCTTCCGTCCCCGTCAATCTTTACGAGCAGCTTGTTAAGCGACTTGTCCAGCACTACTTCATCTTTGTCGCCGTTCCTTAGCGTCCGCTTCGTGAACATATCGCGGTCGGCGAACACGCGCTTCTCTCCGGCTTCCTGCTCCCAGTCCATTCGTGCGAACTGTCTGTCCGCCTCTTCGATAAGGTCTGTAGCCTTGTCGATAAGTGCCACCGGAACATTCGAGCCGTCTATATGATTCGTCACGTTGCTGCGGAACTCCACCAGCATCGGGCGGCGGCATCCGTTCCATACGTATTCCGGCGTTAAGTCCGCCGTAAGCTCGCATGACGTGAGCGGAACGCCGCGCATAATTCCGCCTTCCTCGCGCTCGTAAAGCCTGTTCTTGACGTAGTGGCTCACGCCGTCAAAGTCGTGCACCTCGCACAGGATGTATTTGTGTTTGTCCGTGTCTATCTGCTTAAGGATAATCGCGCCCATGAGCGTTCCGTCAAAGTCGTAGCGTGTCGGCAAGTAGTTGCCCAGCGGAATCAGCTCATATTGCAGCTTGTTCTGTGCGAATACCGGGCGCATTACCGCCGCGCCCTGCTGCGCTATGTACTCGACCGCCGCGCCGATGTGCGCGTTAAGATGCTTTAGCGGCTTGTCAAGTGCCTCGTTCTTAACTTCGAGGTCGATTTCGCGCGTAATGTAGTAGTTGAGCCGTCCGGCTATCTGCGGCAGAATCCCGCATGGCGGTGCGTCCTTGTTCCACGGTGCGCTTCCCGCCGCCATTTGCTGCCATAGCTCGATGTGGCGGTACATCTCCGCCGTCATGTTGGTTTTTACGCCCGTTACGTCCTCTATCGTCGTTGTACGGAATAAACTCAAAACGCTCATAATGAACCCCTTTATTCTTTCAAACATATATCACCCCTATGCGATAACCGCGACCGCCTCGAAGTCGAAAAGAAGCTGGCTCCATGTCCGCTTCTTCTTGATGATTCCTTTTTTTATCTGCGCTTTCGGCACGTAAACGCGCTCCGTTGCCGTCCGCCCGCCGCCTGAACTTAGCAGAACGGCTTTCTCCGTCTCCGCCACGCACTCGAAACGCTCCGGCGGCATCCAGTATTCCGATATGTACACCGGCTCTTTCTGCTTCTCGCACCAGTCGTAGAATTTTGCGTGGTCGAAGCTCCCCGTGGTGTACTCGTCCGTGCCCTTGTACGGAATGTCGCAATAAATCACGCTGTCCGGCTTTATCTCTATTTCGTCATACGACTTTCTGAAAGATTCCAGACTTTGCAGACTTTCCAGACTTTGCAGACTTTCCAGACTTTGCAGACTTTCCAGACTTTGCAGACTTTGCAGCCTTTGCAGACTTTGCAGACTTTGCAGACTTTGCAGACTTTGCAGACTTTGCAGACTTTGCAGACTTTGCAGACTTTCTAAAAGTTCCTGCAGTCCGTATATCTCATCGAACGGAACGGGCAGAACCAAGAACCCCTGTAACTTCT